GCGAAACCATCGGTCCCAAACTGGACGGCATAGCTGAAAGACCAGCGTGCTATGCTGGACCTGCTCGATCCGACGGCGAAACTCCAGCTTGCCTTCCCGCAGGCTCGAATAGTTCGCCTGGCGGAGATCACCGGTCACATTGGTGTAGGGCACGCCCATGGCAGCACAGCAGGCGAGCAGCGTCCGATATTGGAATGCCTCATAGCTGCCGCCGACATCGGCCGGATCGGAGAACTTGATGTCCTCACCCGGCAGAAGGAGCTGCATCGTGCCGGGCTGCAAGCCGAGCAGGGCAGCGCCATCGGCATCCTTGGCGGCAGCATCCTCGCCCATGACATCATCGGGCCCGGGCCGGGTGACGAAGCCCGCGAACATCGCCGCCACCTTCTTCCGGTCCAGCTCGGCGTCGTCATATTGGTCGAGCAGCCAGAGCTTCACCATGGCTGGTGCCACCCAGGGCAGGCCTCGGATTTGTCCCTCAGCGATCGGGTGAAATAGGTGGCACACCTGATCAGCCGGAACCCGCACGAGATCACCAGAACTCCCCTGGCGAACGTCGCCCGGATGGGTGCGATGGAAATGATAGGCGACCCTGCGGCCAATCCGATCGAACTCGATGCCGAAGATGATTTCGTGACCGTTGGGCAGCGTCTCGCATTTGCTGAGCGGCAGGTGCTCGGCGGAGAGCATCTGCAGCTGGAGCGGTACGGTCAGGCCATCCTGTGGCCGCCGAGGTCGAAAGCGGAAGAAGCATTCACCAGCCTCGAACATGGCCCGTGCCGCCATGGCCTGCAGGCCGTAGAAGTCGGTCAGCCCGTCGGCATCAGCCTCATCGGTCCAGGCGAGCCAAAGCTGCTGGATCTGCTCTTTCAGCGCCGCATCGTCAATCAGAGACGAAGGTTTGATGCCACAGCCGACCAGATGGGCGGTGAAGCTCGCCGCGGCATTTGAAGCATAGGGATTGGAGCGGACCAGCTGCCGTGCACGTGACCGCTGCAGTTCGCCGCCCTGCAAGATCAGGCTGTTGATGCTCTCACTGCCCGCCCGCCAGGCCATCAGCCTCCGCTGGACCTGCGCGCCCTCGAAGCTGGAATTCTGGACGAGCTTCCCCGTCGCCAGGAAGCGAGCCGCCCCGGCGATGCGATCGAACAGCTTCAAGCTCAGAGGCCTTTGGAGGTGAACACTCGGATCTGTCGGATCGGTGTCTTGCCCTCGATGACGGCGATCTCGCGTTCCAGCTCGGCAATGGCGTGGGAAATCTCGGCGGCGCCGCGGTACTCGACCATGCGACCGTCATAGGAGACGCGCGCGACCGCGCTGTCCCGCTGCGCCTTCAGGGCCTCAAGACGAGCTTCGAGTTCGGTAGCAGTTGGCATCTCACAACTCGGATCGGATCGGTTTCATTGCGACAAAGAAGATATGGCAGACGGCTGAACGCTGCGCTGACTATGAGCGGCCAATCCCGTATCGCGCCGCCGCGAGCCTGGTCATTGCCGGAGACACCTCTATGCTGGGCCTTTCAGGCTGACGGGGAAGTTCGCCGTCCCCGCTCAGCAATCAGAAAGCAACCCGATCGATGTCGCGCCCGAAAATCGGCCTTGCACTCGGCAGTGGCTCAGCTCGCGGCTGGTCCCACATCGGCATTCTTGAGGCCCTGAAAAAACATGGGATCACGCCCGACATCGTCTGTGGCTGCTCCATTGGCGCCTTGGTAGGTGCAGCCTTCGTCGCAGGCAAGATAGCACCACTGAAGGATTGGGTTCTTGCATTGACGTGGCGGAACGTCGCCAGGCTAGTCGGCGTTGGATTTCCCAATGGCGGGCTGATCGACGGCGATCTGTTCAAGGATATGATGGTGAAGCTCAACATCGATGCGCCTATAGAGAGCCTTGCGACACCATTCGCCGCTGTGGCCACTGATCTGGCAAGCGGGCGCGAAATCTGGTTGCGTGAAGGCCCGGTGCATGAGGCCGTGCGCGCTTCAATGGCCATGCCCGGCGTCTTCAGCCCAGCAAAGTACGGCGAGCAATGGCTGGTTGATGGTGGGTTAGTGAATCCCGTTCCAGTCTCAGCCTGCCGAGCGCTGGGTGCCGAAGTGATCATTGCGGTGAACCTCAATGCTAACCTTGTTGGAAAACGCCTCTCCCCCGAAGTGGTCGTCCAGGACCTTAACGAGCGTGACATCCCCCAACCGGCCCTTCTTGAGGGCTTGTTGCAGAAAATGCCGCGAAACCTGCAGCAGAGCCTATCGCGCTCAACCCCGCAACGATCGGCCCCAAAGAGTTCCGCGCCCCGGTATTTCGATGTGCTGGCCAGCTCGATCAACATCGTGCAGGACCGGATCACACGCAGTCGTCTGGCAGGTGAGCCGCCTCATGTGATGCTCATGCCGCGTCTTGCCCATGTGGGTTGTTCGAGTTTCAACGGGCGCAGGAGGCCATTGCCGAGGGGGCTGCCTGCGTCGATCGGGCACTGCCCGATCTGAGAACGCTCGTTTGAATAGCCTAAGCTCGTTAAGGTTCGTTACGGCGATCAGCCATCCGCGAGTTCCAGCGAAACCCTCTTCTCAGAATGAGCTTGGGCCGATTCAGATAACCAATCTGGCGTGGCCAATGGCATGAATCTGCCAGTCCGCGTGGTGCGATAGAGCGGTGGATGGGATTCGTAAAGCTGCCGTTTCACAAGATCCAGGGCCCTGGGGAGCATAACCGGCTCAATCGAGCACCCTACCGCACCATGTAGCCGCTCTGGATCACTCGCCGCGCTGGTGGTCGCAGTGACTCCCCTGATAGCGCTCGTTCTTCAAGCTCCTGCTCTGGCAACATCGCCAACGCCTCTTCCATCCGCTGCCAATGCCGCTCCTCGAACCGATCCAGCCCGTAGATCGCGGCGGCAGCCCTAGCATACACCCGACAGTCCAGCGCCTCGTTCCGCCGTCCGGGCTCCTTCTCCCATGACGCCCGCGGAAAGCCTTTGACCAGCCGGGTCACCAAACGCTCGGCGGTCAGCTGCTTGAAGTACTCCTCGGCATACTGTGGGAAATGGCAGGCACCGGGCGGATAGACGGCACCATCGACCAATGCCTCCTCGGTTGGCCAGTCCAGCTTGAGCCAGCGATACAGCTCGCCCTTGGCCACCGGCGTACCGAGCGACCAAACTCTGAGGCCCCGTCTCCGGCCACCGGCGTCAGCCTTGGAGACCGACAAAAGGATCGCCGTGTCCCGATCCCGCCCCTTGATCGCCACGACCGTGCGTGGCTGCCGTGCTGCGGCTCCGGCCGGACCCCAGCTTGCCTGCGGATATTGGCGCACCCAGGCATAAACGTCCTGGGTCGCATAACCGGAATCAACACACATCACCCGGATCGGCATCATATGCCCGGAAGCGTGGCGCCAGTCTTTCCTCAGCAATTCATCGAGTTGATCCCAGACCTCAGGCCGAGCGGTATCACCCTCCAGCACCCGATAGTCGATCGACCAGCTCTCCTTGTTCCGGCCCCAGGCGACCACCTCGGCTTCGAGCCGGTCCTTCTGCACATCGACACCGGCGGTCAGGAAAAGACCATGCTCCGGCACGATGCCGATCTTGTAGTTTTCCCGTCGATCGTAGAGCCGCTGCCATTCCGGCGCCTCGGCCTCCTCCTCGAAGGGTAGACCAAGAACGGTGTTGACGAAGCCTTTCATTAGATCAGGCGTTTTCTGCGCCTGCTCATACATCGCCGCGATATCCGCCCAGCTGAACCAGCCGATCGGACTGTACAGGCTGGAGAGATGATAGCCGGCGGTCTTGCCATCGCCCTCTGCTGTCGGCTGCCAGCCCCCTCGATCCAGCATCCAGGTCTTGTGACGCTCTTCGATCAGGGCGCCGCAATGCTGGCAGGTATAGGTCGCCTCTTGGGGCTGGCCCGCTGGCCAGTGTAGTCCCTCGAAGGTTAGTGCCTGATGTTCCTGGCAATGAGGGCACGGCACAAAATACTGCCGTTGGTCGCTCGCCTCGTATTCCCGTTCGATCCGCGACAGGCCTTTGGTCTTCGGCGTCGAGACCAGCAGCATCTTCCGTCGCTGGAAGGTCGCCGACCGGCGTTCGGCCAGAAGGACAGGATCGCCTTCACCCTCGACATCGCCGGGATAACCATCGACCTCGTCCAGGAACAGATAGCGTGCCGGCATGGAGCGCAGCCCGACCGCGCTGTTGGCACCGGTCAGGATGAGCACGCCACCCGGAAAATCTTTTGAGAGAACCGTATTGCCGCTGTCGCGGGAACGACGCTCCTTGACCCGCTCGCGCAGAACCTCGCTCTCTTCGATCAACGGATCGATCCGCTGCTTGGAATTGCGCTTGGCCAATTCCACGGTCGGCGACACCGCCAGCATGGGGCCGGGCGCCTGATGAATGATATAGCCAATCCAGCAGTTACCTGCCTCTGTCCCGCCTACCTGTGCGCCCTTCATGAAGACGACCCGCTGGATTGGCGAGGCGGGCGACAAGCAGTCCATGATTTCTTTGAGATAGGGTGTGCGTGCGGTCCGCCAGCGACCGGGTTCCGACGAT